GACATGACATTTGACAAATGGTTGTATGAATTCTTACCACTGGACATGACACCTCATGAATGGGTGACTGGTGAGAATCTTAAAGAACCATGCATCAACGCCAACTCAACTTGGACATACAACCCTACTAGTAAAATACCGATATTAGACTATGTGGGTAAGTATGAACGACTTGAAGAAGATTTCAACATTATACGAGAAAAAATTGGTCTACCTTCTGATGTTAAATTGGAAAAAATGAACACCACCAAACACGACTCATGGGAGACGTATTATGACTCAACAAGTCTGTGTATTGTCAAGAAATATTTTGCTTTTGATTTAAAAGCCTTTGATTATCATCTACCAGAAATTGAAGATGAATCGAATGCGCGGGAGGAAGTTGATAACAAGTTGTTGAGCACATTTCAAGACATTACTGAGTCAAATCCCAGAGTAGCGAAAATGAAACGATTCGAGCAACATGTGATAGACATGCCAGATGTATGGTCATATGACAAGACTCAAATTGATTCATCTAGTGATACTGTAAGAGTCTCCCCGGTTGCTAATCCTTTTGAATTTATATACGGGTTACATGAAATTAAAAAGCACTTTGAAAAAGAACATGAATATTTAAAGTGGAGTGATGTAGACACACCAAAAGGTGATCCAACAATCAGAGAAGATCGATTACGTCGACGAGCCGCGGCCAATGCATGGAGCAACCTGTGCCGGTTGTATGATATATGGCCCAAGGCATGGAGCTTGGCAAGTGATGGACTAGAAACAGAAGACGCGCCCATTAACGAAGCTAGAGAAGAGACTATACCAATAGAACAATTGAAATTTCCAGAAGAATATAATTATGAAAACATCACACTAATAACACAAATATATAAAGAAACGGACCAACAACGATTAAGTGAACTTCGATTGAGCATTAAAAACAACATTAGAAACAAGCACATAACAAACGTTGTTTTGTTTGTCGAGCTCAATGAAAATACAAAATCAGCCAATGAGCTGATAAAACTGTACAAGCTTGACAACATGCATGATCAATTTAAAAACAAAATTAAATATGTACATAGTAGAACAAGGTTAACATACAAGCTAGCTATTGACTACGTCTTAAAACAACCCGCCGGTCCAGAAGACTGGAACACTGGTTATTTGTTATGTAACAATGACTGTTACTTTGATGATACTGTGGAGCGTCTCAAATATGTTAAATTGTTCGATCAACGGTTACTTTGCATGACGCGTTATGATCAGCGACCAAGTGGAGAAGTTGTACCAGCTAGATGGGATGGTCAACTTGACCCAGTAGATTATAAAAAACTAGATAATGATGATTTTTACAACACCATGCCGATGATAACACCTCTTAGTAATGACGCTTGGTTTTTTAATAAACAGACTTTCGAAGATAAACTCGACAACATCAACACAAACTACACGTTGGGTACTGTACACTGCGAGGGTAATTTTATATACAACTGCCATAATGGTGGTCTACGAGTTTTTAATGTAGGAATACAAGGATATGTCAAATGTATACATCTACACAACACCTACCTGAGAAAAGATGACGACTGGGATTTTGAAATGGAAGCCCGGGTTCAATGGCCACAAAGGGACATCACGAACTATATTAATGGATGCTGGCGACCACGTTGTGTTGAAAATCCATATGATAGTAAATGGCATGTTAATCATAGATACAGCGAATTCTTCGTCAGAGATTTCAGTACACTATATTGAAATCTAAATAAACTCAAGTAAATATATGTGTGACCGAGCATATATACATAGGTAAATTTCAAGCAGAATATGAATCTGTTTTTAGTGAATCAGATGAAGAGATTCTCAATAAAATAAAAAAGAAAACTACAGGTAGTATATTTGAACCGGTTACTGTTATAGAAAAGACTGCAAAAGATAATTTAAACGACCTATCCAATCGGTGGGTCGCTAGGAACACTATTAAACCTAACAAGACATCATTAGATGTCTTAGCCAATCTACCAATAACACATCCAATCCTAGTCTGTTATTTAACAAACGAATATCAACCTTTAATAAATAATTTTCAAAATGTTTTCATATTAAACAATATTGAAAATTATTTGTTAGACACTGAGTACAATACATTTATTGATATAAACCGTCAAGATTATATAAAAAAAACACCTAGTAGTAAAACATACATATACATGAACCAATTCACCAATAAATGGAAACAAGCTCAAAAAATGTGGACTGAAGGGGATTTGAGGTCATTTAATCATATAGACCCTGAGGTGTATAAAAATCATAAAAACATATCATTGATTGGTGCATGCTTTTTGTATCTAAAAAAACTATATCCGGATGAAAAGATTGTAATTGTTGGTAACAATATTGAAGAGAATTGCGCCATGACACAGATTCTATGGAAACAGTATAGCAGTCAACTTATTTTTGTATGATACCACGTATAGTTAGTTATATAAAAGATGAAATAACTTTCATCGAACGATGGTTAAAATACCATAGTAAAATTGTACCTTATTACCATATACATATATTTGATAATAAATCCAGTGATGGAACGCAAGATATACTAAATTATTATAAAGTAAATTGTGGTTTAAATGTATACAGTCATGATGATTATATAAAAAAAGGTGAAGCGGTCACAAACCTTATACACAAATATACCAAGCAACCTAGTTTATTTCTACCACTAGATGGAGACGAATTTGTATGTTTATATCAAAATAAACAATTAATAACTAATCATAAACTTATAAAACAATACTTAAACAGATTACAACCAATTGAAGGTAAGTATAGAATCTTGGGTTCATTGAACAGCATCCCGGAAAAGAGATATTACGATAAACCTTTAGATCAGATAGATAAATTCAACTGGACGTGGACTGAAAACGATATGAGTAAAAAAATATACAATAGCAATTCTTTTCACAATACAGATCTAGGATTTCATCGAGGTACATGCTTCTCGAAAGATATAGTTAAAACAGATATAGTGTACCTTCATTATCATGATATTGGTCATGATCACTACAAGACAAAGTGTCTCAAAGACATGACAGGTTTAGGTTATGACATAGATAATAAACAGCTTCTTGATTCATTGAAACCTACCACTCCTGGCTATCATAAACTCACCGCTATAAAAAACATTAAAAACTGGTCGTATAAACCTACAGATACATACGATATAAAATTAGAAACACCATTATGTATTTAAACAATAACTCATGCCTGTATGTTGATAATGTGATGATCGATTGGTCTGCAAAAGCAGCTTGTACTACAGTGGTTCAAATGGTGTTTAAAAAATTAGGGTTACTAGAACAAGCTATAGCATATCACCCGACTGGGTGGGTACATGATTGGAGACAGGACGTGTATGACCAACAAAAGCCATTAAATGACAGTGTTAGTTGGACAAACCCGGAAATATTTAAAATAAAGTTTGTTAGGTGTCCTTACCATCGAGCGGTGAGTAGTTACATACATAGTCAAAGACACCCACAATTATCCAATCAACTCCCACCAGATCTGACTTTCCATCAATTTTTACAATTGTTACAGAATCAAAAAATACCAAATAATCCTCACTGGAACTTACAATCCCGTCCGCGTGAATCCATCGACAACAAGATATACAACCACATTATAAGAATAGAACATATGGAACAAGACCTTGCATCTATTCAGGATCGAATACAATTACCGGTTATAAAATATGATCATCATCATGTACATAAAATAATAAATGAACATGCCAAATTTCCTGCACATGATATTCCATATTCACAAATACAACAACAAGGATTTCCGTCATATGACTGTTATTATCAATCCCCGATATCAAAAGAACTAGTAGAAAAAGTATACTCTAGAGACTGTAATTTTTATGGATATAACTACCCGTTTAGATAAATATATACATGGTTAAGGATGATTCAATACGCCCATGGGGGCACTACGAAATTTTATTAGATGCAGATTATTGCAAGGTAAAACGCATATATGTAAAACCGGGACAACGATTGAGCTATCAATATCACTACAAACGTCAAGAAGCATGGACTGTTGTGAGTGGAATCGCGAGGATAACTCTTGATGATGTTACTGATGATTACAAACCAGGTGAAACGGTGTTGATACCATTAGGGGCCAAACACCGGATGGCTAATCCAAGTGACACTGAGGATATGATTTTGATCGAGGTTCAAACTGGTACGTATTTCGGGGAAGATGATATTGTACGTGTACAAGACGACTATGACCGCCCAGAAAAACATGAAAAAGTATAAGACAGTAGCTATCAGTGGATATTTTGACCCGATCCATCCGGGTCACCTTGAGTATATTTCCATGGCCAAGTCTCTAGGTGAACATTTAATTGTTATTGTTAACAATGATCATCAATGTGTGTTGAAGAAAGGGAAACCTTTCATGTGTGAGGATGATAGATTAGCAATAGTTCATGCATTGCGTGATGTGGATCAAGTGTATCTATCAATAGACACAGACAAGTCCGTGTGTAAATCCCTGGGTGATTTGAGACCAGATGTGTTTGCTAATGGTGGAGATAGAAAAGATCATGAAGTGCCAGAATCAAAAATTTGTAAAAAACATAACATACAGATGGTAGATGGTCTTGGAGACAAAATTAGAAGTTCATCCGATTTGACCGGGTTGAAAGAAATAAAAGATTGATATTGTCTTGATATGTTCATATAATATATGAATGATAGTTAAAGACATTCCAGTGTATGATGGTGAATTGTTACACTCACGATTCGCATATAAATTTTTTAGAGACAAGACCTTACCAATTGGTAACATTGTAGCTTTTCGATCACCGATGTGGGTTGAAGCAGATGGTATGATTGATAGTGAAGATATTATCAAAAATGAATATATTTACAGTGATGATGCGATCAATTTTTTATGGGAAATTCCCTGCCTTCCGGATGCTTTTGGAGCTGTCGCGTATCAAAGACTGTTGAACACAAACATCGCCAACATATTGAGTGGTAAGTATATGAACAACACACCAATTGAAGTAGATGGTGATGATTTGATTGTACATGCAGAACACACACAAGGTGATATAAAGCAAACAAAAGGAAAGTGTAGTGTGAGTATAACCTACACAAGAGACGGTGTAACACTAGGTCACACCGGTATCAACGTACAAGCTGGAGAAAAGGCACCTAGTCATGCATTTTCTACCAACCTCAACAACATGCAATGTGATGGATTGATGAAAGATGTTATTGACATGTTTTATCAAATGAATGATGATATGTTCCTAGCTACGACAAAGACTATAGTGAAGTGAATTTATTTAATTATTTAAACAATTTAATTTTCACAAAAAAACAGCCATCTAGAAACACTGTTGAACAAGCTAGTGATTACCAACCGTTTTTGATAAACAGATGGTGCTCCATGCATGATAAACAAACAGCAAACATAATAAACACCACTGTGAATACTATGTTCCCGGTTTTTGAAGACAAGACAAAACACTACTCCTTTTTACATAAAATTTTACCTCGCGCTAAATTCAGTAAAATTAACTATATTAAAAAAGTAAAGAAAGAACCCTTACCGGAGCAAATCGCGCAACTAGCCAGAAACGTTGAACTATCTCAAAGAGAGATAAATCATTACGTAGAGCAACTAAACATAACTTTTAATAATGAAAACAAGTAAAGCAAATATTGACGCAATCGAACCAACTAAGAGTTTGATCGACCTTTCACAAGCACATGATGATTCTTTAGACTCAACACTAGTAGGATACGCTATTGATAAACTAGAAGATGATATAGTACTTATAGAGTTTGTAGACAATTACGAACAGGGTAATGAAATCATCCGCAAAGGTGTTGTCATTCCTGGTAATGCAAATCCAAAAGCATGGAGAGTTGGAAGAATTGTATGTCAAGGGGACAATGCCAAGACAACAAAGCCTGGAGACTATGTAACGTTTCCAAATAATATGGGAATCCCGGTGAGTAATCTCATTGTGAAAGATGGTAAGAAGTTTAAAACTGTGAAGAAAGGACAGTTTATCAACGCTCAACGTATTTTTGGTAAGTTGTATAGACTTGATAATGATGAAGCTTGATGGATCTATCGAGCTTGACATCTCTTCTACGTGAGAATGTATTAGATCTTAGATTCTCTAGAAGAAGACCCAAAGCCGGGTCTAGTACACGTCGTATGATATGCACGATGTCAGATCGAATATTGAATAGTGTGAATGGTAGGACCGTGCTCAACTATCTACCTCCCGGAGGTGCGAACAAAACATACAATCCTCATGCAAAAAATTTAGCTCTCGCATGGGATATTCTACTACAAGATTTCAGAACCATAAGCGTTGAGTCTGTCCAAATTCTAGCTCAGTATGATGAACAGCAATTTTGGAATTACTTTAACGAATCACTACTACCTTTAAGCCCCGGAGATAAACTATTTTTGATGAACAGTTGATATGTATATTAAAGAGCAAATAGAAAGTATTTTTTTACCACATCTACAAAATAATATAAATTTTATTTTGAATGACAAAAAAATTAAGACAGGTAAACTACTACTCGTATCACACAAAGGACCATACGTTTCGTTTGTTTTAAATATAAATAAAACCGTAAAAAATTATGAAATACCATACCCATTTTTGATAGAAAAAATGTCTAATGATTCATCTATAATTTTTGATTATAGTATCGAGACTCTATCAAATAATAACTTCAATACATTGAAATTATTAGATGCCTTTAAGGTAAATAAAACAAACAAGTTTTACAATAAAATATTAAAAATACAATACAATTAAGTTGACATAACTATACTAATATAATACAATAGATTTGTGTCTCTACTCAATTATTTTCCAACAGGTTATAACCCTACATCTGAGCAATCAAAAACAATTACCCAAATACAGCATGCTTTTGATAAAACAAAGTTTGTAATTTTAAGTGCCCCTACTGGTACCGGTAAAAGTTTTTTCGCTAGTACATTAGCGAATTCTTCTAGGGAATGTGATGATACATTTAAACAACATGTTGTAGATTATTCAGCTTTTCAGGTTGATCAGTATGGGGACAGCATGTTCGGTACAGAAATCGATGAATTACCTTCTCACGGTGGAACGGTGTTGACTATAACAAAGGCTTTACAAAATCAATATGATGATTTATTCGAATGTAATATATTGAAAGGTAAAAGCAACTACATGAGTACAATTGATTCTAGGATTGATGTTGAGATGGAGAGTGCTTGTATACCGAAAAAAATATTAGATAAGCATAGATTGAACGATAACTGTCCGTACCACAATGACAGAAGAGACGCTTTAATAGGGCAATTCTCTAGCTTAAATTATAGTATGTTTTTATCCTTACCACCACATCTAAGGAAACGACAATACTTAATTTGTGATGAGGCTAGCGAGCTAGAAGATGAACTAGTAGCGAGATATAGCTGTAACATAAAATATGACCTATTGACAAGGTTTGATATACCGCATAAAAAACTACTCACAGACGATCCTATCAAAGCGGAACAATGGTTAGTCGAGTTACAGGAGCATGTAACGGATATAAAAGGCTATCTACAACAACAAATGCAAAAAAATAGTAGATACAGCCCTAATGATCAAAAAAAATATAAATTTGTAAACATGTTACATACAAGCCTTCAAACATGTATATCTAACTGGAGGACATGTGAGTATATTATTGAAAAAAATGTAACACAGGTAATAATGACACCTCTGTATACAAACGCATTAGCTAAGAACATATTTAATAATGTTGATAAGGTATTACTTATGAGTGCCACTATAATAGATCATCAACAGTTCTGCAAATCGTTAGGTATTGACAAGTATGAATATATTGAGACTAAAAGTCAATTCCCTAGTGACAAAAGCCCTATATTCTGCTCCGGTAAATACCCGCTGAGTAAGAAGACATTAACAACTTATCTACCTAAAGTTAGTAATTTAGTCAATCAAATACTAGACAAGCATAAAGATGTTAAGGGTGTAATCCATACGCATACACATGACATAACAGATAGATTGATATCATATATAGATACTGATAGATTATTGGTTAGAGAGCCTGGTACAACAAACGAAGACATTATTACAAAACATCAATCAACAGATAAACCAACAGTCCTAGTATCTCCATCACTAACATATGGTGTTGATCTGAAAGACGATCTAGCTCGATTTCAAATAATAGTCAAGCTACCCTACCCATCATTACATGACAAACGTATAAAAATGTTATTTGAAAAGGATCCTGGCTGGTATGAAAATAAAATGCTAAACACGTTAGTGCAAGCATGTGGTCGCGCCACTAGAAATTTAAATGATTGGTCATGTACATACATTTTAGATGGTAATATAGTTAGAGTATTACATAAATGTAAAACAAAACTACCAGAACATTATATCTCCCGGGTTATGTAATAAATACATATGTGAAGTATCAAACATTTAATTTTGAGATAAAAGATCTCATAACTCAATTCCTCTCGGCATTTGATGATGTAATCATAAGACGTTACAATAATGGTAGGGTTGCAACAAAACAATTACCGGTCAGATATGTATACGCTCCAAAAAACAGAGTTATACACGACATAATAAATAAAAACCAGCATATAACAGTACCTGCAGTCGCTGTAAGTATCAAAGGTATTTCCAGAGATCCCGGTAGAGTGTTTAATAAAATTGATGGTTTCTATACACCTCAAATGTACAACTCACCAGACCGAGCGCCTAACTATGATAAGCTCACTCCAGTTAATCCAGTGAATATTGATGTGACGTTATCCATCATAACAAAGTATCAATCGGATATGGATCAAATCATAACGAACTTTGCCCCGTATGCAAACCCATATATAATATTATCATGGAGGATACCTCAAAGCCCCCGATCTGCAGACGCGTTTATTGATAAAGATGCCCCTATACAGGAACTCAGATCAGAAGTTCTATGGAACGGCGAAATATCTATGAATTATCCGGACGACCTGTCTGCTAATCAACCATACAGAGTTACAGCAGATACTAACTTTACAATAAAGGGTTGGTTATTTACTAAACCAATATCAACTACTACAGCAACAATATTCGATGTCCAAACAAACATAATTACTTTAGACGATATAACTAGTATATCTTCCGGTGATTTGAATGATAGATATAAAACAAATAATAATGTTATAGAATAGATGAGTACATATATTACCGACAATCCAGATTTTGGAAATGAACACATGTCACTATCCCCTAAAGTAGATAGGCAGGTACTAGAAGATATAAAAAGTACTAGAACGGACATAGACCGGAAAGGATCGCAACCAGGATCCAGACAAGGTCCACTACGAGGGTGTCCGGATATTACCTGGTTCTCATTAGATACTAAATTAAAAACATGGGACCTATATTTAACGTTAACTGGATTGAGTGGGGTTAGTGCAGTTAGTGGTATCAGTAGCGTGAGCGGATTGAGCGGTGTAAGTGCTGTTAGTGGATTGAGCGGTGTAAGTGCTGTTAGTGGTATCAGTAGTGTAAGTGGATTGAGCGGTGTAAGTGCTATCAGTGGTATCAGTAGCGTGAGTGGATTGAGTGGATTGAGCGGTGTAAGCGCTGGAAGTGGATTGAGCGGTGTAAGCGCTGGAAGTGGATTGAGTGGGGTTAGTGCAGTTACTGGATTGAGCGGTGTAAGCGCTGGAAGTGGATTGAGCGGTCAGTCAGTTTTTATACGAGGTCATAATATACTACTAACCACTAATATATATTTGAGTGCTAGTAATACAGCGATGTTTAACATCTCATCTATAGAGCATGAACTCTTCTCGGAAAGTAACTATAGTAATAGATTAGTAAATGAAAACCCTCCTTTCACTGGTGTTGAAATAACTAGTTTCAACGTTACTAGCCAGACATCATTAAACTTTGAATTGCCTACTATATACACAACAGGGGATATAGAAATTATATTGAAAGGCCCTGGGGGTTACTACATGAGTAGCGATAGCGTCTTTACAGACACGTACAAACTTCATGGTAAGTTAAGTGTTTACCCGTCAAGCGAATAAAATTTTCGAGAATTTGTGGATACCGGGATGTTTGATTATCTCCGTCCTAGGTAACCACATTAAATCTTCATGCTGAGCAGAATTGTTTATTTGTGTTATTAAATCTTTGTTAACTGGCATAATGTAACTATAATTTATATAATGAGTACCAAACTCATCATCAAATACATTGTTAGGGTATATATGGTCAGTTAATGAATTATATTGTAATTGCTCGGTATCATAGTCAATTATATTCAACTCTTCTTTCAACAACCTTTTTATAGCCATTTGGTGCATCTCATTCTTATACACACGACCACCAGGAGTGAACCAATAACCCTTTGCAGGTTCATTAACCCTCTTACCAAACAAGACATTATTATCATCATCTGTCAATATGAAGTCTATCGAAAATAACGGACTATTTTTTATCAACTCTCGGAACTGTTCATTATCTAAAGGTTTCATTCATATATTTATAATATGTTCCTCGGAAAGCGATTGAAGCCGATTTATTATTTCATAATCTTTACGATAAAAATCATGTAATATATCCAAACTATTATCGGACAATTCTTCCACATGATACAATTTTTCTGATACATGCGATCTTCTAGACTTGACAGGTAGTTTCAACTTTAATTTACCAACCATATCATTAGTTAAATTATTAAAGTCTAGCAAACAAAATATATTTTCACGAGTTATACATTCAATGTCTTCATGTAACATCCTATAATAGCATGTATCATAAACATGTTTTACATATATCCACGACTCATACAAGTCATTTACAATTTCATTAATATGTGAGTATTTTTTATTAATAGCAACTTGTTCTTCCGGCCTAATCTGATATTTTTTGAAAGTATAATCACTATCATGTATCTCCTGTCTAGTGTATAACCAATTGACACAAGATACAAACCTATCAACAGGGTCTCTTAGAACCAATATTAACTTCATTGTATAGGTATCAAAAGGTCTAGTGTATTTATGTTTGATATTTACATCAAATTGGTTATACTGATACACATCGCGAAGATACCCCCCTCCAGTTTTACCTACATGATAATGTCTCAACTCATCTTTTTCCGACATATCTCACCTATCAATCGATTCAAATTACCGGCCCAAAACCTCCGGGCTAGCACATCACACGGTCGATCATCACTCAACACAATACTACCTGATTCCGGTATCTCAACAATATCATCAACAAAATCAAAACAACCCACCTCTTTTAAATAAAAATAACACTGATCTTTATAATTATTCTCTATAAATAATAAGATGTCCAATTGCTTAAACACTTTACAATATAGTGTGAAATCACGAAACACTGCCCTCTCACTAGGAGGAAACACCAAATGCCCGTTGATAGAAATATCCGATAAACTCATCACAAATATTTATGAAAAATACTAGTTCTGAAATAAATACTTACATGGTTAAGTTAAAAAGGAAAATATTGATAATGGGACTTCCTGGTAGTGGAAAAACCACACTGGCTGAGCTTCTCGTTCCTCGCTTGAAAGCTGTATGGTTTAATGCTGATGCCGTACGTCAAGAAATCAACAAAGATCTAGGTTTTGATGAAGAAGCCAGATTGGAACATGCCCGGCGCATGGGTGTGATGTGTGATTTCTCCACGAAATATGGTAGTTACGCAGTGGCTGATTTTGTATGCCCTACAAAACAAGCCAGAACCATGTTCAATCCGGATTTTGTGATCTGGGTGAACCGGATTCAAGAGGGAAGATTTGAAGACACTAACAAAATGTTTGAACCGCCAGTAGGTTATGCTGATGTTGTACTTGAGGATGGTACACCAGAGGAATGGCTAGAACAGGTGATGGACGCTTTAGAAGGTGAACGTTGGGACAATCAAGCTCCTACAGCGCTGCTGATCGGAAGATATCAACCCTTCCATGATGGTCACAAAGCGCTAGTAGCAGAAGCGTTGAAACGTACCGGTCAGGTGTGCATTGCATTGCGTGATGTTGGTGGTATAGACGAGAACAACCCGTACGATTTTGAACAAGTACGTGCCAACATATTGGCTGGTTGTAGAGAATTTGGAGACAAGGTTAGAGTTATAGAGATTCCGAACATCATGGACGTGTTTTACGGTCGTGGTGTTGGTTACAACATAGAGATGTTGGAACTCAGTGACGAGCTCAAATCCATATCAGCAACAAAAGTGAGAAATGGTGAGATAGACATTCATGGTAACAAAGTGAACAAGGATGAGAAACGACCACCTGGATGGAATCCATTAACAGGCAAAGCCGGACACCCCGGTGATGAAAAAAAATAACATCTCGTTATTTTAAATTTAAACCCCTCATTCGAGGGGTTTTTATTTTGTCTAGACAATTTGATTTTGTTGTATAAAGACTAAATACATACATGGATAAATACATGAAAGAAGCTATCAAAGGCTTGTACTATGAATACGCCGGGCAACGATTGCAAGTACTAGCAGATTTAAACATTTTGTTACACAAACCGCAAGGTGTAGGCGACCATGCAGTGCACAGCAAGGACATCAAAGAGAAACTAGAAACACTTGAACACTTGAACAGCATGCTTGACACCATCAATGAAGAGTATAGTGATGTGACCATGCCAGACGACAATGTAAAACGTATGGAGCAAGAACAGCAAGTGTTGAACGAGGGTGAGTGTTGCGATGATGATTGTGGGTGTAAAGAAAAATAACCATGTCGAGGTATAAATAAATACATGAACACCGACATTGAAAATATTTTTCAGAACTACAAACGAGTAATAACAGAAAATGTGGCCGCACCGGCACCTGTGGAGCTTTCAGATGGTAAACATCCAATATTAAGAGAAGTAGAGCGTATGATGGCACAGGGCCCTGCACAAGACACAGAAGGACTTAACATGCAGGTCCAACAACTAGCAAATGCGCAAAATCAACTAAATCAAGCTTATGGGCAAGCGCAACAAGCTGCTTGGGCCAATCAAGATAGTCTATCCAACAACATACAATCTCCAGATGAAATGCCAGCAGATGGTATCGCCGGTAGCATGGGAGAGAAAGAAATGGGACAAATCAACAACGCCATGACTGAAATATCTAAAATGGCACAAACCCTGATTCCAGCTGCTCAAGCAGCCGGGGTCAACGCGGAACCACTGATGGAATCCATGAGAAATCTATTAGCTGAAGACCGGTTAGATGCTGATTTAACCGAATGGTTCAAAAAAATACTTTAAAGTTGACCTATTTTGAATATGATCATACTATAAAGGTATGAGAACATTACCAATTAAATTAACTCTAGCTCAACTAAACGAGTGGACTAAAGAAAATAACGACTTGACGTCGGACAAAGCTCCTGATATTGAAAGTTACTTAAATTTTGTTGAAAGAGCAGTTCCTAAACAATTGCTATCAATTGTTAGACCTTTGATAATTCAAGAAGCTGTTGATCCTGATATTATTGTGTTTAGCGTTGTAGATGAAGAAACAAATAAAACATACTACTTCAATCCAGCCACGAGTTACATTTTTAATGAGGTGTATAAACCAGTTGTGAATGACCCAAGCGTATTAGAGGGTCTGTAATAAATCCCATGGTACATTAAACTCCCGGGTTTCATCCATTAACTCAACAGTTGCTGTTTGAGACTTTTCATCAACATCAACTATGTTAACCTCTCCTTTTCCCGGATATTCCATTTTGGTACCAGGTGTAACTTCTATAGTATCATTCTCTTCAAAATATGAGGCGTATGATAGTCTTTTGTTTGGATCACCTCGACGCTTCAGCTTAGGTGTGTGTTGATCGATACCACCACTCAATCTACCATCAGCAACGTTTTCTTTGATATATGCGTTGAACATCTGTTCATCTTCAGAATAATCTTTCATGACAATATTTATTGATATATGTAGTAAAATATAGTATAATATAACATATGCCTAACAAAACAAAAAAATTGTATTGCTGTGTAACTGGTAGACAGCTTGTTTTATCAAAAGATTATTATAACAGAAAACTAGAAAAAGTTGAAGGTGATGAAGAAAAGTTAAAATCGTCATATGTATGTAAGGAAGCTAAAGATTTAATAAAACGAGGATATGACGTTGACAAGACCAGAGATTTGTTAGGAGTTACACTAGACACTACAGTTTCAGAATCAGTTATAAACGATATTAGAAACGAGGGTAGAAACCTATTTCGCAACATTCCTCGTTTCAATGTGAGTAATTACACCTCATCTAAAACTGATCCGGAAGTTTCTGAGTTTCTAAACAAAGTTTTTAATAAATAAGTATATGTACACCGCAACAGCAGAAGGTAATTATATAAAAGTCATTGATATCAAAACCGGGGCTACTAAACGGCGTATTCGATTTGGTGGTACGATCGTGCAAGGACCTGTCGTTACAGAGAATGAATTCAGCATCACTGTACGTCACAGTGCGCAACTTCAATACGTTCTCATATACAACCTACCTTCTGGTACTTTGAAACGTCGAGTCCGTATATAATTCTGAATAACTTTACCTTGATAAATCGCGTGTATGTCCTATTATATTAATAGATGAACGTAACTAAACGGAACGGAAAACAAGAAGCATTCAACGAAGACAAGATCACGGCTTGTATAACCAGAGCGTGTGAGAGTGGGTCTGACCTGGCTTTGAAGGTATATTACAATGCTAAACTAAATTTATATGATGGTGTTAAGACTACTGAGATAGACCAATCCTTAATCAAAAGCGCTAGAAGTTTAATAGAACAAGAACCGGAATGTAAATTTGTTGCTAGTAAACTCTTGTTGGGTACTTTATACAAAGAAGTGTTTGGTGAAGGTGCTGATTGTGATGCACTAGATCTACAATACAGAAAAACATTTATTGTAAATTTAAAAAAACTTATCAAAAGAAAAATTGTCAATAAAGAACTAGGCAGGTTTGACCTAGTGAAGATCTCGAATGCAATTGACCCTAGTAGAGATTATAAATTTGAATACTTAGGCTTACAGACAGTGTATGACCGGTACTTGATGCATATTGACGATATACGTATGGAGACCCCTCAAGCTTTTTGGATGAGAGTGGCTATGGGTCTTGCGATTAAAGAGGATGTCTCCACTAGAGACGATTGGGCAATCACATATTATAATATGCTAAGTCAGTTTGATTTCATGTGCAGCACACCAACTCTGTTCAACAGTGGTGGTACGTTCAATCAATTGAGCAGCTGTTTCTTGAATACATTCGAAGACAGTATCAATGGTATCTTCGACGGATTACATCAAGAGGCTCTTAAAAATAAATACGCCGGTGGCCTAGGCATGGATTTGACAAATTTCCGTGCGTGTAACAGTTACATAACAGGTACTAATGGTTACACACAGGGTGCTGTATATTTCTGGAAACTGTACGGGGACATGTTGACAGCAGTCAATCAGGGTGGTAAGAGACGCGGAGCCGGTTGTGGTTACTTGGAAACTTGGCATGCTGATGTAGAGGATTTTATTCAGCTGAGAAAGAACACTGGGGACGAGAGAAAGCGAACCCATGACATGAACACTGCTAACTGGATACCAGATTTGTTCATGAAATGTGTCCGAGACGATGAACCATGGTATTTATTCAGTCCGAATGAAACTCCTGAGCTTCATGAATTATATGGTAAAGAATTTGAAAAAAAATATAAAGAGTATGTTAAATTGGGTAAGAAAGGTGAGTTGAGAATATTTGAAGAAGTGTCCGCGAAAGACTTGTGGAAGCGAATGTTAAGATCTTTATTCGAGACCGGTCACCCTTGGATAACATTCAAGGACCCTAGCAACATTAGATATAGTAACATACATGAAGGTACAGTACATAGTAGCAATTTATGTACTGAAATCTTATTACACACTAAACCTACACAATATGCTGAGAATTCAAGAAAAATTAAAGAGTATGGTGAAACCGCAGTGTGCAATTTAGGTAGTATCAACCTCAAGCAACATATCATAACAGATAGTAAAACTGGTAAGAAAGTTCTAGATTATAAAAAGTTAGACAAGACCATTGAAACTGGGCTGAGAATGCTGGACAATGTGATTGATATAAACTTTTACCCCACTGAGGAGACCAAACGTAGCAACACTCGTCATCGTCCTGTAGGTATGGGAAGCATGGGTTGGCATGATATGTTTTACGAGTTGGGTATCGATTTTGATAGCGACGAAGCTGTCAAGTTGAGTAGTGATGTTTACGAATATATCAGCTACCGGACAATAGAGTCTAGCTGTGATCTAGCAAAAGATCGTGGTAAGTATGAAACGTATACTGGTTCGAAATGGGATCAAGATGTATTACCTATGGATACTTATAAGATGGTTATGAAAACAAGAGCAAATCGTGCTTTGAGCAGCTCTCGTGGAGACTTGGATTGGAACAAGCTTCGTAATAAAATTAAAAAATATGGCATGAGAAACAGCAACACAATGGCCATAGCCCCAACTGCAACCATATCTTCAATAGTGGGTTCCTCTCCAAGTATTGAACCTTATTTTTCTGTACTATATGTATACAGCACACTGTCCGGTGAATTCACAATGGTTAATGAACACTTTGTTAACGATATGAAAGAATTGAAAATGTGGAATCAAAATCTACTGGATCAGATCAAACAAGCTGATGGAGATGTTTCCGAGCTAGATATTCCTCAACATGTCAAAGACAAATACAAGACATCATTTCAACAAGACCAATTCAAAATGATCGATTGTGCAGCTGCTAGACAGAGATGGATCGATCAAGGGCAAAGCTTGAACTTGTATAACGATCAAAGTAGTTTAAAATATTTGAATGATCTGTACATGCATGCTTGGAATTCCGGGCTCAAAACAACATACTATTTACGCAATCAAGCTGCTAGTAAGATTGAGAAAAGTACAGTGAGTAATGTTGCCACACCAGAACCGGAAAATATTTCAAGTTGTAGCTTGACACCCGGAGGGGAATGTGAGAGCTGCCAATAAATAGCTACATGATCAACAAAACTGGAAACATTTTAAGTAATAACGCCGCTAGTGTGAATCAGATACTACCACATGTCAACAAATGGG